CGGAGATCCATATCTATAGTAGAAACATAGAATTAAATATTCGGTATTTATATATGAAAGTTATTCTCAAGAAAAGCCCCAATCCTAAAAAAAAGTACAGGGTCACTTTCGAAGACGGTTCACGTGTCGACTTCGGAGGTAAGGGGTATTCGGATTATACGATTCACGGAGACCCGGCGCGTATGAAAAGATATCTGGCACGCCACGGACGTATGGGTGAAACCTGGACTAAAAGTGGAATTAAGACGGCTGGATTTTGGTCTAGGTGGCTTTTGTGGAGTAAACCTTCGATGCCGGGAGCTAAAAAACTCATGACAACACGGTATGGTATCACATTTCTCTAAAAGAAATGATCTGTTCTATAAAGTTTGGCTTCATAAGAAGCAGCTTTACCGAGTACATTAACATTCTCATTACCGTATAACTCCCTACACCCTAAATCATCCATACAGTCACGACCATCATGTGTTATAGGTATCGAATAGATCTGCTGTCCGGGTGTAGACGTATAGTAATGATACTGGTCACGTCGCCCACGTACTTCCTTTCCGTATAATGGGAGTGTCTCGTCATTCTCGCCTAACAGTACACCCATCTGCTGAACGTGCCCCGGTTTATAGTCCTTTATAGGTGGGTCTCTAAATTCGGGTTGGCGTCTGCGGACTGGCTCTCTCTGACGCATTGGTGGACGCATTGGTACTTGAACAGGTACCCGAACAACTTCATGGGGTCGTGTTACGAGATATGCAATCACACCCACGAGAGCGATAATAATAATCAATCCCGTCGCGTTCGCGTTCTTACGTTTCATTTATATAGATGTATATTTTTTTTCTATATGAGCGAAAATCCGAGAAACGCAGTTCCCGCACCCCTTGCTGATCTTGTGAATAACCATATAATACCATATATACCGGGTATGAGAATGGACACTATTAATAAAAATAAACCCGCCCAAAAAGTCCCGACAACGTTAATATCATGTTTACCAGGGTCTTGTGGATTGTATGAAACTGGTATATGTTCACCAATGCGATACTTTTCATTCGTATTTACATTCTTATTACCATTAAATGATTTTCCGTCGACCGTGTACGTATACACTAAATCGCACATCCATTTATCATCCTCATCTTTAGAACACGTTGCATTAAGTATCTTACCCTTAGTGTCTTTAGAAAACTCCTTTGGTCTGAATATAAAATACATACTCAAAAGGAAAAGGATCGTCGCAACAATCATGGCGATCGAAAAATTAAAAAATGCCAGCCACCGCCCCGCAGCGTTAGCCGCAGTTATCAACTTATCACCGGTTTTACGCTTCATTTATATATTCTAGGAAAATATTTTGGGACGTGGTATAATTCCAAGTTTGAATTGTACCATAAACCAAAGGGAGAATAATATAGATTTTACTACCTGATCAGATGTTTCATTATCAATGTTATATATAGGTCTCATCAATCTCCCGAAGAATGTGTCTTTCTGCTCCTTACCAGTTACCTGAGATTCTAAAATTGTGAGAGCACATGTATCATCATTGATTGCCCAATGAAAGAAAATGAATGGTATTATCACCGAGTACATCTTCAGCCATTTGACATTTCTCGTAAACGGAACTACGAGTGAAGTGACAAAGATTAACGTATGAACAATAAAAATAATATTCATATCTTAATATGGACAAAGAAAAGAAAGTGCGTTCAAAAAATAAATTTGCGTGGTCTCCCCAGCAAGAGCAAATATTGAAAACGTGGGGTGAAGCTTCCGCGTGTTACAGGTACATGCATAACCACGCCTTCTTAATCTATAAGAAACAGAACATGCAGTTTTCACTTCCTGTAATTGTTTTGTCTACGATCACCGGTACTGCAAATTTTGCACAGAGTTCACTACCTGCGAGTATAAGAGGTGCAGCGCCTGCGATGATTGGTGGATTGAATTTGATCGCAGGTATAATCGCGACTATTATGCAGTTTCTTAAAATAAGTGAAATGATGGAAGGAAATCGCGTCGCTTCGCTTCAATATGGTAAACTATCGCGAACGATTCGTTTAGAATTAACACTCCCGATAGAAGAACGATCGTGTGATGGATCCACTATGATAGATACATGTCGTGCTGAATATGACAAACTCATCGAACAGTCCCCACCAATACCATATTTCGTCATTCAGGCATTCGAAAAGCAATTCCCGGATGATAACGGAATTTTCAAACCAGAAATAATGCACATTCAACCGATAGACATGTTCATAAGTGAAGACGAAATGACCAATGAATTAAAGAAGGACTTGACTGCCATCCGCGGTGGAAGTGACGGTTCCGATTTAGAAGATGTCGTTATAAAATCTTAGAAAGACGACGCGTGAGATATGCAACCATCATGAATAACATTACATTAAAGATACCAATGCAAATCAAATAAGGAAGAACCCTCTTTTTCACAGGTTCGAGTATCCTTGTCTGAATTGTATCACTCTCTAAAAAAATATCTAAAGCTTGATCAGTAAGTTCATCGGTCATGGACTCCTTCATTAAAATTATACCACAAAAAAAACCACGTCCACCAACGCTCCACCAAAATGAAATTAACTTACTTGAAAAATATATCAAGGAGGGTCACAACGTTTTCATATGTGGTCAAATTGGCTGTGGTAAAACTTTCATCGCGGAAACGGTTCTAGATTCATCTAACACAATCGAATTACACTCTGAGCTTTTTCAGAAAAAAAGTTCATTCATGGATTTAATCGGTCGTACATCTTCTCATATTTTTATAGATGGATATGATGCATCTATTCACGGACATAAGCAGATTATAGACCGCGTTTCCGAAAATAAAATAAAAGTGACAAATGGATCCGTCGTGGTTACATCTACATCGATACATATGATACCCAATTTCAAACTGATAATCGTGCCTAGAAGAACACCTGACGCGATATGTTCTCTCGCATGTGATAATCCAAATGCCAGTTACGCTGCATCTGAATGCAACGGGAACATACGAAACTTTTTCGACTATCTAAATTTTTCCCATGTAAAGGATATTTTCAAAACATCAAAGGATATCGTGATTGATATACTGTGTCACAAGGGTGGGTTCGATACATCTCAAACGATACACGAACATGGTCATGTATGCGATGTCATACACGGGAATTATCTACTTTCAAAAAATGCTAACGTGTGTACTATAATTGATTCTTTATCGGAATCAGATATATACGATACACAGATGTACAAAGGTGATTGGAATTGTATGCCGTTTTATATCGCCTCAGGAATGGCGGTTCCGAAACTAAATATGGGTGAACCAATCGATCCAACTAAAATACAACCAGGAAGTTTATGGACCAAATATGGTAATTTTAAAATGCGGCAAAATAAACTTCGCGCCATTCAATCGAGACAACCTACTAAATTGGGACACGACGAACTGAGTTTAATTAGACAATATGCGATTGCAGGGGATCTAAACCCTTTAATAGAATATAAACTCGAACCACTCGATTTTGATGTGATGAATCATCTCGCAGTTGGTAACAAATTAAAACCGACCGATGTTACAAAAGTTAAAAAGAAACTTCGTAGTTTGTTAAATGAGTAGTGTCGATACCGATTCCGATACCGAGGATCACGAAGTTGTACGCGTCAATGGATGTGACATATACTATTATGGTGAAGTCGATAGAGAGAATGCACTCGACTTCCTAGACGAGTTTAAGAAGCTCGAAGTAAACTTGTTGAAAAAGGCTATCGAACTACCAGGATATACACCCACCATCAGGGTTCATATACACAGTGATGGTGGTGACGTTTTTTCGGGGTTGAGTATGATGGATGCTCTAAAATCGTCACGTGTGAACGTCGTCACGATTGCAGAGGGTACATGTTGTAGCGCCGCAACTTTCATGCTACTCGGTGGAAGTGAGCGTCTCATGGGAAAATATTCATTCGTTCTCATTCATCAACTGTCATCTGGGTTCTTCGGTAAATATACTGAATTAAAAGATGAAATGAAAACGTGTAAAAAAATCATGTCGGTCATTAAGAATCTATATGAGAATGAAACGTCAATCCCCAAAGAAAAGATGTCTCAATTTATGAAGCGTGACATATATCTCGGATACGATGAATGTATCAAGTACGGGATCGTTCACGGGCATTCCTAGTGATGATATATCGCCTGTACAAAACGAGTACACCCAGTATGATAAATCCAACACTAATCGTATTCAAATTCATGGGAATATTTGTTAACGGAGGAGGCTTAAGTCGTTCCATTCTTTCATAATTTACAACGGGTATCATCCTACTACATTATGAACACAATTTTTACCACCGACAAAAACAACAAGAAGCGCTACATCGACATCAGGGTCGAAAAGCGGGGTGAATGCTGGTGCATTGTTAAGGCATCTGGTCAGGTTGGAGGCAAAGAAGCTACATCCGTGACAGAAGTTCCACTCGGCTATGAAAGTGCTGTGAAACGTGCCAATACGATGTGGAAAAATTTGAATATCAAGGCTACTACAATCCTACCCATGCTCGCCAACAAATGGGAAAGTCGTAAAAAGTACATCAGCCAGCCCTTTTACGTTCAGCCAAAATTGGACGGTGTTCGTCTTTTGGTATCCAAGGATGGGGGTATCTCGAGGACCGGAAAGGTTGTACCTGGGACTGAGATTCTCGGTAAAGGTCTCAAAGAGGGTCAATATGTTGACGGTGAAGCATTTGATCCCAATCTCGACTTTGAAGAACTTACGAGTACTTTCAAAACCGACCCCCTGAAGCTCAAGTTTCACGTCTTTGACTACTTCGACCTCAATAAGCTT